TCCGTAGACAATCTATTGAACTTGAAGCAGAGATTGGACCGCTCAAATATATCGCGGAGTTAATTTATGGGACAGATAGTGCGTCTGACTATTTTGACAATGCTGTTAGGTGGATTATTATATTACTCGTATGTGTATTTGATCCCTTGGCAATCGTTATGATACTTGCTGGTAATGTTGGATTGAATCAAAGAAAAAAGATTCTACCAATGACTGAAGAAGAAATATTGAAAGACGTTGACTTGTTTTCTCCTGAAAGAGATAGTCATGGATTGGATGGGTAAATGTCTTTACATTGTGTAAGTAATGAAGTATGATAGTGTAAATTGTAATGGAGATATTGTATGTCTGTGCTCGCTAAACTGAAAAAGAACTCAACGATTAAAGAAACTGCGATTCTTTCTGAATCTAAATTCTTTAACGAAAAGGATATGATTCCAACCAATGTCCCGATTATTAACGTGGCATTGTCTGGTCGTCTTGATGGTGGTTTAACTCCTGGTCTTACTATGTGGGCAGGTCCATCTAAGCACTTTAAAACTGCTTTCAGTTTACTGATGGCGAAAGCATATTTGGAAAAATATGAGGATGCGGCACTTTTGTTCTATGATTCGGAGTTTGGTACTCCACAGTCATACTTCAAAGCTTTCGGAATCGATATGGATCGTGTTCTCCATACTCCTATTACTGATGTTGAACAGCTCAAATTTGATATAATGAAACAACTCTCAGAGATCGGACGAGATGAGCGAGTAATTATTGTCATTGATTCCATTGGCAACTTAGCATCGAAGAAAGAAGTCGAAGATGCAATGAACGAAAAGTCTGTTGCTGATATGTCTCGTGCTAAACAGATCAAGTCGCTGTTCCGTATGGTTACTCCTCATCTTACAATGAAAGATATCCCAATGGTTGTAGTGAATCATACCTATATGGAAATTGGTATGTTCCCGAAAGCAATCGTTGGCGGTGGTACTGGTTCATACTACAGTGCTGATAATATCTTTATCATTGGTCGACAGCAGGAAAAGACTGGTACAGAAGTCACTGGTTACAACTTTATTATCAACGTTGAAAAGTCTCGTTATGTAAAAGAGAAGTCCAAGATTCCAGTCAATGTTCGCTGGGATGGTGGTATTACTAAATGGTCTGGTCTACTTGATATCGCGCTCAAAGGTGGGTTCGTAATCAAACCAAGCAATGGTTGGTACTCACGCGTTGACCTTGAGTCAGGTGCTGCCGAAGAGAAGAAGTTCCGTTTGAAAGACACTGAGACCAAAGACTTCTGGATGCCGATACTGACGAATAAGCGATTCTCTGATTATGTCCAAAACACTTATCAGGTTGCGCATAATCCTATAATCACTGATGAAGAAATCGAAGACTATATTGAAGAAGCATGAAACTAAAAACGCCGCTACGATATCCAGGTGGTAAGTCTCGCGCAACAAAGTTCTTCTTTACTGAGGAACACCTCCCTCAAGGTACAATTACAGAATATCGTGAACCATTCCTCGGCGGTGGTAGTTGCGCTCTTGCCTTCTCCCAACTTTACCCAGATGTTCCAGTCTGGGTAAATGACACATATTATAATCTTTATTGCTTTTGGATAACATTGCGCGATCAGTGTCTTGATCTACAAGAGATACTGTATGCGAAGAAACAAGAAGCACTGCGAAATGATACTCACCGTGAGTTGTTTTTACATTGTAAAGAAACCATTGGTGACTGTGAAGACAAACTAGAGATTGCTTGGCGGTTTTACGTTTGTAATAAATGTTCTTTCTCTGGATTAGGTGAGTCATCAGGATTCTCTGCTGCCGCGTCATTGTCCAACTTCAGCGAGGCAGGTATTAACAAACTGATTGCATACTCTCGTCTGATACAGAACTGGGAAATCACCAACGATGATTACACGGTTTTATTGCAAGATCTCTCCGAGGATACGTTCGTTTTCCTTGACCCACCCTATGACATCAACTCTTTCCTTTATGGTAAGAAAGGTGCCCATCATTTAAATTTTGATCATTATAAATTCCGTGAAGACGTTATCACTCTGCCTTGTCATGTGATGATTACCTATAACAGCAATCAGAAACTTCGAGAGATGTATAATGCGTGGGAACAGGTTGAATGGGACTTGACCTACACAATGCACTCAGGTAAAGCATATCGAAAAGATGAAGGCAATCGCAAAGAATTATTGCTAAAAAATTATTTACAACCTGCGGAAAATACCTTACAATCATGGTTATGAAAGATAAATTTATACATGCATACATGGACGTTGCTGAAAGGTTTGCCCAACTGAGTACAGCGAAGAAACTCCAAGTCGGTTCTGTGATCGTGAAAGACAATCGCATCATCTCTATTGGATACAATGGCACACCTGCAGGTTGGTCGAACGAATGTGAGGATGAGTTTCTCTATGAGGACGGTGGAACATATCTCAAAACCAAACCAGAAGTCATACACGCAGAAATGAATGCTCTGATGAAACTTGCTCGCTCTCCGGAGTCAGGCGAAGGAGCAGCATTATTCGTAACACACTTTCCTTGTATTGAATGCGCAAAATGTATTTACCAAGCAGGGATATCTATAGTATACTATCGTAATCAATACGAAGCATCGAAAGGTTGTGGTTGGAATTTTCTCAATGAATGTAATATAGAAACGGTAAAGGTCAATGCAGATATTATGAGTATGAAAGATAAATTAAGTTTAGAAAAAATTACATTAAGAGGTGATAATGACTGAAGTGAATATGGAAGAGATGATTCTCTCCAATCTTTTAAACAATGAAAATTATCTGCGCAATGTTTCACCTTTCCTGAAAAAAGAATATTTCAGTCACTCGAACGCAACGGTGTTTCGACTGATACATGATTACTTCACTGAGTACAGTAATCCTCCTACACAGCATGCATTAAAGATTGAACTTGATAATCTTGGTGGCATTAATCAGGATAACTATGACCACAGCATTGAATTAATCACTCGCCTTTCTAACTCCGAAACTGATATTGAATGGTTGTCTGAAAAAACTGAGAAGTGGTGTCAAGACAAGGCAATCTATAATGCCATCATGGAATCAATACAGGTTATCGAAGGTAACTCAAAGAAAGACAAAGGAGCGTTGCCTGAGATTCTCTCCGATGCCCTTTCGGTTTCTTTTGATACCCATATTGGTCATGACTTCATTGAAGACTTCGAGAAGCGATATGACTTCTATCATCAAAAGGTTGAGCGTATGCCTTTTGATATTGATCTATTTAATACAATCACTCGTGGCGGTGTTCCACGTAAAACGCTGAATGTAATCCTCGCTGGTACAGGTGTGGGTAAAACATTAATGATGTGTCACTTTGCCGCAGCGAATATGATGGAAGGTAAGAATGTCCTGTATATCACACTGGAGATGGCAGAGGAGCGTATTGCTGAAAGGATTGATGCTAACCTAATGGATGTTCCATTGAATGAGTTAGAGACCTATCCTAAGCAAACATTTGAAACCAAGATCGATCGTATTCGTAAAAAGACTGAAGGTAAACTGGTCATCAAGGAATATCCTACTGCCTCTGTTGGCGCAGGGCACTTCCGTCATTTACTGAATGAATTAAAATTGAAGAAAAAGTTTTCGCCTGATATTATCTATATTGATTATCTCAATCTTTGTATTTCTTCAAGAATGAAAATGGGTGGCAGCGTGAACACCTACACGTATGTCAAAGCAATCGCAGAAGAACTGAGAGGACTTGCCGTTGAAAACAACCTACCGATCTTTACAGCAACGCAGACAAATCGTACTGGGTTCACATCGTCGGATGTGGGACTTGAGGACACGTCAGAATCATTCGGACTCCCAGCAACAGCAGACTTCATGGTCGCCGCCATCTCGTCAGAAGAACTCGAAGGAATGAATCAGATTATGGTGAAGCAGTTAAAGAATCGCTATGGCGATCCTGCGCTTCACCGAAGGTTTGTGGTTGGCGTAGACCGTTCTCGGATGAAACTATATAATGCTGAAACCCAAACATCTATAATACCATCAATTGATGATGTACCTGTGATGGATAATAGTGACTTTGGTGCTGGACTGAAACGCGAACGTGTAGATAAAACGGTGTTTAACTCATGGAAATAAGGAGGCAGAAGATGTTAAAAATTAATTATAAATTTAATGAAGATAAATTGATCGAGGAGTTTAAGGAATACATCGAATCAACATATGACAGTCACTATGGAACTGGAGGTATTCAGTCGCTTGAAGTAATCTCAGACAGAGGTCGTGGTCTAGACTTTTGTTTGGGTAATGTA